AACACGTTAAGGTGACTTACGTAACAGCTGGCATAACTGACAGCGCTATTAAACAAGCTATTTTACAGCTTGTGTCTACGCTTTACGACAACCGTGCGGACTATGTAACTGGCACTATTGTTTCTGACGTTCCTAGCAATGTTAAAAGCCTACTAGCTGGGTATAAAACTATGTTTATATAATTATGCAGTCTGGTAAAATAAAGGATAGGATTATAGTAAAGGCTTACACCAGAGTCCAGGACAACTACGGTGGCTGGGTTAATACATTAGCTACCACTGCCACCTACTGGTGTGAATTAAAAGAATTAGGCGGCGTTGTAGAGGATAATTTTGGCAAAAGGTCACACTATAACGAAATTGAAATAACGCTGCGTAAACATACTGCTGACCTTATTAGCGTTGATTCTGTTTTTGAATTGGAAAGTAACGCCACCCAGTACAGAGTAAACAACAAATACGACAGCGATATACGGCACTACACAACCATTAAAGCTACGAAGGTTAACTAATGAACGTAGAAACTAAAATAGACCAAAAGGGGCTTAACGAATTGTTAGCTAAAATTGAGGCGCTTAAAAAATACAGCCGTCAAGAGGTTAGCAACGAGTTAGGGGCTATAGCGCAATATAGTGCTAAACGCGCCCAACGTAAAGCACCCAAGGACAAAGGGCCTTTAGGTCAAGGAATAAAAGGGGGAATTATAGGTAAACAAGCTGTAGTAATGTCCACTGCTAAATACAGCCCATACGTGGAGTTTGGAACTGGTAGAATGGTAGACCTAGACGATATGCAGCAGCTTGGTATTCCAGATTCATACGCAGCGCAATTTAAAGGCAAAGGAATACGAGAGGTTAACCTACCAGCTAGACCGTTCTTTTTTAACAGCATACGCATAGAATTACAAAAAGGCCTTGTAAAAATTCAAAATAAACTTGATAAACTAACGAAATAATGCTAGAGGCAATACACTACCTACGCAAAGGGATTTTAGCAAAACTATCTGGCGCTGTAACCTGGAATGGTCAGCCAGTACAAGCGTACAACCGTGTACCTAGCAACGCTGGTTACCCGTACATTATTGTTTACAGTGTAGCTACCAATGAAATAGACCAGAACCAGTCAGCTTTACATATTGAATGTATTACCAGGATTGAGGTGGTAGACCGTGCAATTAGCGACGATGGCGGACAGCTAGGCGTCAATAGCATTATGAACCAGGTTTTGCAATTACTACGCACCAGGTCTATTGGCTATGTAGATTTAACAGCAGACGGTTTTAACGTCTACACAAGCGTTAGTGAAGGCATAACATATTTACAAGACGACACAGTAGACCACACGTACTACCGTGCTATTTTAGAATTGTCCAACAGAATACAACCAGTTTAACCCATGGCAGCAAAACAAAAACAAACGCAAGCTGTAAAGCTAGAAAAGCCTAAAGTAACTAGGCCAGGTGTACACGCAAAAACTAAAACTGCCGTAGGTAAACAAAGCAAAAATTATAAAAAACCATATAAAGGCCAAGGCCGTTAAAGACCAAAGCGATGACTACACAAGACCTAAAACTTTACGCATTTAATACTATGGCTATGGTTTTAAACTTTAGCGAAATAGATATTATTCTAAAAATTATAGTATCATTAAGCGTAATAGGCTACACGTTACACAAATGGTTTTTAATGATTGACAAACATAATAAAGATGCTAAAAAGTAAATGGGTGAAAATCTACCAAAACTAAATGACGATTCTGGTATAAGCATTAACATAAAATGGCTTATACAGATTGTTATTTTAGTAGGTGGCGCCGTTTTATTGTATTCTAAAATAGAGGCTAGACTGTCTGATTTAGAAAACGAAACTAAAGCGTTAAGGTTTAACCAGAATACCTACGTATTCCCAGACATACGAACCCTGGAAGGTGAAATACTAGAGTACAAGCTATATAGGGAACGTATTTTAAAAGATATAGAACAATTAAAAAAGGAAAAATGAAAAACTTTTTAGAAGGCGCTACTACAACTGTGTTAGGCTTTATGCTTTTGATAGGCAACTTTTACTACCTACTAGAAAAAGACGGCGACGCCGTTACTTTTTTTGGTTTATTAGGCGTTTCTTTAGCCTTATTCCTGGCGCCAGACACATTAATAGATGGTATTAAAGCGCTGATAAACAAAAACAAAAACAAACAGTTATGAAAGCAGTAATTACACGCATAAAAGCCGAGGACAAACAGACTACTGGGGAACTAAAGCTATATAACGACGACGACAAGAAAATACTAACCGTAAAGACGCTAGAATTAGCTTGGCTAAATAACCAAAAAGGTAAAAGCTGTATTCCAGTTGGTAATTACAATGTAATTACACGTAAGTCCGCAAAATACGGTAGCCATTTCCATATACTAGACGTTCCAGGACGTGATTATATTTTAATTCACGGCGGAAATTTTCACTACCAGATAAAAGGCTGCGTATTAGTAGGCGACAAATTAGCTGATATTAACGGCGATGGTTACCAGGACGTAACAAATAGTGTGGCTACACTAAAAAAGCTACTAAAACTAGCGCCAAACGGCTTTACATTGACCGTGGAAAACAAAAAACAAGCGCCAAAAGATGTTGAATAAGTTTTTGGCACTGTGTTTAGCCGTGATAGTCACAAGCTGCGCGGCTAAAAAGTCTACTATCCAGGTAAAAGAGGTGGTAAAAACGGACACGTTGGTAATAACAAAAGACCGTATCATACAAAAAGCCGTACACGACACACTGGTAATAGACAACCCTTGTGATTCTTTAGGCATTTTAAAGCCATTTAAGCAGCGTTTAGTAACTGCGCAAGGTAATGTAACCATACAAACGAAAGGTAACGCAATAGAGGCTGTAATAAACCTAGACAGCATACACAGCGTATGGGAAAAAGAATACAAGTCTAGCGCCATGGCAACTACCGAAAACAAAAGCGTAGAAATAATACGATACAAGCTGCCTACCTGGGCTATAATTTATATGGTTGCGGTTAGTGCGCTGTTGTTGTTAGTGTCCAGGTTTAAAGCATAGCTAGAAAAAATTAGGCGCTAGTTTTAGTATCTTTGCTAAAACTATAATAGTACCTTATGGCTGCACTTACTGGCTTATTTATAGCTGATTCATACAAAGCACTTTTAAAAACTGTTGACAACGATGTACTAGGGGCCGCCGCTAAAGAAATAGTAGACGGCTACGGTAATGTTTCTGGTGTATTGTTTGACACGTCTGGGAACGTAACTATAAACGGAAATTTTAGGGCGCTTGATGCAATACTAGACAGCAGTGGTAGCGCTGGAACAGCTGGCCAGGTATTAACTACAACTGGAACCACTACACAATGGCAGTCTTTATCTAGTGTTTCTGGGGTTACTGGTTCTGGAACTGCTGGCTATTTGCCTTTATGGTCTACTAATTCAGCGCTAACTAATTCTATAGCGCTACAGTCTGGTAGCACCATAACCATAAACGGAACACTTACAGCTACAACTAAAATAAATACCCCTACACTACAGTTAACTGGTGGAGTTGGCGCACAAGGCACTTTTAGCTGGAACGCTGACGAGGAAACGGTAGATTTAATACAGAATGGCGCAACATTACAGCTGGGCCAGGAAATTCAAATACACTGTAAAAACCAGACTGGTGCATTAATACCAGACGGAACGCCAGTATATGCAGCTGGAACACTAGGCGCTAGTGGGCGTATTAAAATAGCGCCAATGATTGCTAACGGTTCTATAGATGCTAAATATTTTTTAGGCGTTACTACAGAGGATATAGCTGATGGTGATGATGGTAAGGTAACTACGTTTGGTAAGATTAGAGGGTTAAATACAGCAGCATACACAGAAGGCCAAACACTATGGGTTAGCAGCACTGTGGCTGGTACTTTTCAGACCACAAGACCAATAGCGCCTAACCTAGACCTAGAGGTGGCTATCGTAATAAACAGCCACGCTAACAACGGAACTATATTTGTTAGGGCTAACAACGGACACTACCTAGGTACTGCCCACGATGTAAACATTTCAAGCGTTGCGGAAAACGACTTGTTGGTTTACAAGACCAATAGATGGGTAAACACCAAAAG